TTTCCATTTATATGATAGTTTGTTGTTCTCGCGTGTCTTTATCTTAATAGTGACTTGTATCATTAGTTCTGCGTACATGGCTCCCTTTGGCTGAGGTCCGCACGTTTTGTTAGTGTATGCCGTCCCGCTGTTGTAGGAGTAGATTCACTCGTTTGTGTTGCAGTAGCAGTAGCACCACCACCTGCTAAGTTTGGTATGCTGCTCTGTTGACTTTCGCCACCACCGCCACCTGAAGGTACAGACATTCCACTTAAATCTGGTCCTGCATCACCTGCTGGTACGCCGCTTACCGCAGCTCTTAACCAATCAGGAGCAGATGAAGAACTCATATTAGATCCCCATATTGCTTCTTTACCAAAGCCTACGTGAACACGAGAACCATCAGGTGACATATAATCTTCACCGGCACCTATTCCTGTAGCACCTGCTTTGCGAGCAGCTGATAAGAACTGCATCATTATATTTCTTCCAGCAGGATTTTGCGGAGAAACTTTTTGACCGCCTACGTACAAATCTAGGTCTGCTGCGTTTCCATTATCATGTCGTGTGCTACCCGTTCTAGGACCGCCCGTTCCTTTTGCTGCTTGTCCACCTGATTGAACTCTCACTACGCCACCAACAGCATCTGCAGCTTTTTTGAGAACAGAAACTAATCGTGAACTTAAAGGTCCTTTACGGATACCTGCGTTTTTAGCTTGTTCTTGGATTACTTGTCCTTGTCCTTCAGCGCCCGCTGCAGCAGCTTTAGCGTTTGCAGCAGCGCCAGCAGTCGATGACGAAGCGGGCATAAATCCTGTTAATGATGATCCACCTGAACTACCGCTACCTGATGGTGATGGCATTGATATAGTATTTTGACCGCCAAACATTCCCCCAGGACCTGAAGCGCTTGTGCTTGGTTTTGCATTGTCCGTGCCACCAAACATCCCACCAGGTCCTGTCGCACTTGTACTTGCTGCTATACCAGTGAGTTGTGGTGTTACTCCGCTCGGAGCAGATGCAACAGATGAAGTATCTGATGATGGAGCAGATGTTGATGAGGACGAGGTTCCTTCAGTACCCTCTTCTTTTTTCTTAAATAGGAACTTTAAAGTGTCAACGTCGAACGTAACATTATCTGCTTTATATGTTAATTCACGAGTTGTTATTTCAATCTTGTTTGGGGGAATGTTTTTGTTGGCATTTTCAAGATTTGCTTCTTCCTGACGAAGCGCACTCTCAGAAGTGTTTGGTCCAAAGCTACCTGTTAGTGTTGGAATCCCAGAATCACCACCCTGACGAGATGTATCTAGTTGCTGTTGTCTCTGTGAAAGGTATTCACCCGATCCCAACATACCAGGAAGAATTTCGTTTGATGCTAATTGAACGTTTGATGAGATAGAAGACTGTGGACCTGTTCCGCTTTCTAACTTGTTTATAGTAGAAATAAGTTTAGTGAATTTTCTGCCAGGATACATGGACTCTGCAAAATTAAGAATTTCTTCTCTTGAACCAAATCGACCATATTTTTTCTGAAAAGCATGTATAACATTGAGCGATTCTTCTTTTGTTAGCTCGGTGTTGTTATCGTTTCCGCCAACTGATTCTGCTCCTACTGGTGCCGCATCAGCTGATCCTGCTTCACCAAATGCACCAAAATCTTTTGCTGCTAATCCTGCATCAACAGCAAATGAAGCTGCGGTACCAAATCCAGGAATTGTACTTAAAGCACCTGATAGCAATTCACCTCCGGCGCCAAGAACATCACCACTCATCAATCTATCAGCAGCAAATCCAACACCCATAAGCAATCCAATGCCAGGAATCTTTTTAAGTGCTGTTTTTAATAGAGTCTTTTCAGCGCCTTTAGTTAAAAGCTTTTCAGCGCCCTTTGCGCCTGCTTTTTCGCCACCTTTACCAAAAAGTTTTCTTCCTGCAGCACCTGCTAGACCCATGGCGCCGCCTGCTATATCCCCTGTTATGGCATCTCCAATTAAACCGCCGCCTTTATTGTTATCATTAGCGGGATCGGGTGCATTTGCACCAGCGAAAGCAGGCATAGTGCTACCACCTCCGCCCCCGCCTTTAGCATTGCTTTCATAATCTTGCTTGTTTAAAAGATCATAAATATCTTGAAGAGTAGAAACGGTGTCTTGACCGTAATCTCTCAGATCACCCAAGATTTCTGCTTGTGACTGGATTTGATTTGTCTGAGCATTGAAGCCCATGCGCTGAGTAGCATTCATTGTATTCAGCGCACTAACAATCTGTCGAGAAGATTGATTGATAGCAGTTATTACATTGTCAGTTTTGACTTGCTGATATCCAATAGTTTCGCCTTGAACACCGCCACCACCAGTTGGAGAACTTTTCTTTTTAGATTTGCCGCTACCACTAGATATAGCTTTTCCAAGAGTACCCATTTTATCAAAGGTTGCTGATTTAAAAGATTCACCAATGGCGCCACCAACTCTTTGTGATAGTGATTGTTTTTCGCTGTTATTACCTCCAAGTACAGCAGAATATAAAGCAGCTCTTGCTCCTTCTTTACCAGCAGTTTTGGTTCCGGCCCATAACTTTGATATGCCAGAAGATAACATTCCGCCCATTGTAGGTTTAGCCATTACTTACTCATCTTTGCTGTTGCTGCTGTTGTAGTTCTTCTAAATATTGTCTCAACATATCCATGTATATGTCCCGTTCGAAGGGGATCATATTTTCAATATCTGTAATAGAATATTTATGGTGTTGAGCTAACGCAAAGATAGACTGGTAGTAATTTTCTAGTGTATTATGGGTTAGCGAAGCGTAAAAAAATCGGTCAATGCAGTCATCTCAATAGTTCTTTCACTGCCCTTTGCATTAGTATATTCTATCTTGTAATAGAGATTAGGAATGCTTGTGAAGAACTGACGCAGCTTGTCATACGTATTGATATCTAGTTGCTCAATGAAATCATTAAGTTCAGATTTCTTGAATGTCTTAGGGTCATACATTTCATCGCCATCATAGATCTTATCGATGCAATGGAGAATTAAACTGTCAATGATCTGTTCTGGTGGTAACTTGAGAAACTCAGTATCTGAATAAAGAGCTGCTTCAGGATACTTCATGATGATTCCGCTCGTGTCGCTGATAGCGATATTCTTCTCAATCGATTCTGGAAACTTAACTTCTACATTATTCAGATCAACTTCAAAGTCGTAGATCTTCTCGTCTTCGTTATCTTTGTATGACACCTTCGAAACGTTGCTAACTGAAACAGCACGAATCTTGACGAATAGATATTCAACGTCGAATAGATCTAACTTATCAACGTCTATGCCATCTGTAATAATACAGTTATTGACAACCTGGTTAACAGCAGCTAGAATTTCTGTTTCTTCTTCTCCATTCTTTGCCATGAGAAGAATCTTTTCTTCCTTGACAAGCATCGGACGAATCTTTATCTTTGTTTTCGTAGACGGAATAATAACGTCAAACATAGGGTGTGTAATCTTTGGCAAAGCCATAATATATCCTCCAAAATTTAATTGTTAAGCGACTCCAGGAAAGTTAACTCCTGGAATAAAGCTTTGTAGTATCTGTGCAGCACGAGTTGCAGAGTTTTGTGTGAAGGCTGCAATCGAATTATTGTCTATTCCGGTTTGTGTGCCTTCTTGTTGTTTGTTGGCGATTTCTACCTTATCGTTGTACCAGTCATAGACAGTAAACGTGACAGGGATTCTCATTAGGCTATTTGTGTCAGCCCAGTTTAACTGAACGTCGCCAACGAATATAGGATACGCTTCACGAAGTACAATTCGAAATATTTCGTTTCCAAAATCATCAAACACGTACAGATATATATCGACTGCATATTCTTCTTTGTAAGAAAGCAAAAATGGAGTCTGTCCAGGCATGATGCCGCTTTGAGCAGTGATGCCATTACGCATATCGTAGTTGACAATCAAGCGTAGCCATTGCTGAAAATACGTCCAGATAGCACCTTTGGCATCTCCTATGAAAGACATGTTAATGTCATTGTTCAAAGAAGCGTATGGTTTCTTTTCGATTGTGCCATATCCGTAACGACGAACTTCGTTAACATTCAACGAAACGCCAGGTATGTTAGCTGACTCACACCAAAACTCTATGAAACGAGTTGTGTTAGTTAAAGTTTGAGAATCTTGTGTAGCTTGAAATCCTTTAGGTGCAAACATACGAACCATGAACTTATTGTTCTTGAGAACCCCATTGTTCTGTGCAATGTTTGATCTAAAAGTATTTACATTGAATCCATCTGCCATTAGCGTATCTTCTGTCTAGTTTCTTGGAAAACTTTGTTGCGAGTTGCGCCAACGAATCTTTCAGTTGGCAACATGAGAGCCATATCCCATTCATTAGGTTTCACGTAGAAAAATCTAGATTTTACATGAGAAAAAAGATAACGTTTCACGCATGGCTGAAAGTAGCGAAATTTAGAAGTAGAATTGAGAATCTGATAGTTAATTCTAAGCTTCGTCGTATCATCGTAGTTCTTGTTGTTCAGAGTCGCATAGAGCGCATTCATAAGCTTGGCTCTTAGTAGTGGAGGTAGGTAGTGTAGGTTGATACCTAGAAACCCGTCTGCGTACAGCTCTATGGGAAATATGAGGGGGAATCTATCCCAGTGTGGGAGTGTGTCTTTACCCTTTGCGTCATAATAAAACATGAACATTCTGCCAATAGACATACGGTTCATTCTATTCGTCAAACGATCTTTTTCTCGCATAATCTTTCGGTCATCGACCTTCTTGATCTGCATAGCAGTATTTCTAAACCAATTACGAGCATCGAGAGTATTGTCTTGAGAAATACCCTTTTCAGATCCTCGATCAGCTAGTTGTTGGAAGATGTATGCTACCATCGAATATTAAGCTCTTTTTCTGTTATGATTTGAAATTTCCATTTGCGGTCGTCACAATACTCTCTAGCAGCTTTCCATTTTGCTTGATTGACGCCCCAAGTCATAACCTCATTTATGTATGCTCTATTTATCGTTTTCTTCTTAGTCGGTTCTTTGGTTTGATCTAGAGGTTTGATCTCGACCATGACTGTTTCGACTACACCATCACGATTTTTCTTTCTGAGCAAGAAATCTGGGAAATATCTGTGGCGCTTCCCATCTACAGGACTGATGTACGGAACTACAACCTCTTCGCTCGCCCACCAAATCACATCTGGATGGTCGTCAAGGTATTTCATGAATTTAGCTTCCCAGAGACTTCGATAAATAATCTTAGTTGGATCTCCCTTGTACTTTGAGGGATTTCTGGGCTTAAAGGAACCTTTATGTGTTTTCATATCTTAATTTATAACGAGTAAAAATGGCCGCAAATAATCCCAATGTTTCTGCTGGTAGATCAACAGCACAGAATAGACAACGCACACTGGACATTTCTCAGGCTGTCTTAACCGGACAGATGACACAGCCCGACCGTGCTATTGATTTCTTAAAGACTGAAAAATTTCAATTTCCATCAGACCTACCTAAAGAATTCATACGTCTATCGATAGAAAACTTCACAAATGGGTTAGGTTTTGGTGGGCTGCCTCGCTTTGGACCATCAGTTGGCGGCGGGACAAGCGCTGTGATAATACTTCCGATGCCAAAACAACTTTTAGATCAACATAGCGTTGGATATAAGCAAGAAGCTATTGGCGCTGTTACAGGTAATTTAACAAACGCTGTAACGGGCAATGATACGACTGGAAGTATAGTGAGCGCTGCTCAAGCAGGATTAGCTCAAGCTGCTGGTGCTTTTACTGCTTCTCTTACTGGGCTTAATAGTTTTGAAGCTTTTCAAGCACAGACAGGTCAAGCCCCAAATCAATTCTTAACAGTCATGTTGACAGGTCCCCAATTTAAAAAACACGAACTATCTTGGACTCTTTCGCCACGCAATAAAAGAGAGTCAGAAATGATTAGAAAAATAATAAGAGAACTATACAATTCTATGGCTGTAAAATTTACACCCGGTGATATATTTTTTCAACATCCACAAGTTGTTACTCCAAGCTTCACGAATGCAAATGTTCTCTATAAATTTAAGCCTTGCGTGATTGAAAATATGACTGTAAACTATGCTCCTTCGGGCGCACCATCATTTTATGCTGGAACAGCAGCACCTGATTCTGTTGAGCTTAGATTATCGTTGCTAGAAATCGAATTTTGGTTTAGTGGCGACTTTAAAAGCACCCCAATTGCATAATATAGGTCAGTAATGGAAAGATACTTCATAAAATTCCCAACGTTAACTTACGCAAATACTGAGTGTAGAGATATTACTCGTAGAGTAGTTACAGAAGCAAGCCTACAAAAGAATCCTTCTTTGTATCACAAGTATACAATCACAGAAGGATTGCGTCCTGACACCTTGTCTTTTTCATACTATGATGATTCTTATTTAGATTGGCTTATATATTTAAATAATGGCATTGTCGATCCATACTACGGATGGTATTTGGACATGGACGATTTTGAAAAGTTCATAGTCAAGAAGTATGGTTCAGCAGAAAAAGCAATGAAGAAAGTTGTGTATTTCCAGTTGAATTGGCCTAACGATGAAAAAGAAATATCTCCTTCATTCTATGAGAACAATTTGCCAAGTGTTTTAAAGAAATACTTCGTGCCAGTATTCAACGTAAACAATCGCATAATATCTTATGTCCGTAAACAAGAAGATGTTGTCACTAATACAAATCGTTTGGTACACTTCGACGTTACCATAACCTCTGGTAATGGGTTCACTGTTGGTGAGATCGTAGATATAAACAACAATGCACTATCTGAAGTGGTTGGCGTCTGTGAGGTTGTATTTGCTAATACAACAGTAGTAAAAGCTCAGCACATTGGCGGCAATACATCACCAACAAACAAATTAGTTGGCGAAGATTCAAACACGTATGCAACTATAACAAACACAGATATTCTCGCAAACAATATCTCTGATGAAGAGTATGTGTATTGGGCGCCTGTTTACTACTATGAGTATGAAGTAGAAAAGAACGAAAAAAACAAGAACATTCGTGTATTGGATACCGGATTTGCTATGGAAGTTTCAGAACAGTTGCGTGTAGCACTAAAGGTATAAAATGGCTAGTAGCGGACCACATCAAGCAGTAATTCGTGACGTTACGGTTAATGGTGTATCAATTGTACAATCAATTAGAACCTTATCTGTATCATCTTCAATATTTTCACCGTTCACATCTACAAGATTGATATTGACTGATGCATCTCAAGTATCAGATGCATTGTATGAAAGTGGAGTACCTATTCGTTGTGTCTACACATCTGGTGATGGTAGAACAGTTAGAGAATTTGATTTCTTGAGTCACTCTAATAGAGGTGGGCAGAAAGGCGACAATCCAAGAACCGGTGGCATAGAGCTCGTTGGTGTTTCAGAAGAATGGTTTAAACTTGTAACTGAAAAGCATTCGGGTTCATACAAGAATCAACCAGGAACAGAAATAGTCAAAAAGATTCACAAGGATGTATCTAAGAAATCTTTAGATGCATCTGCTAGCAAAGGTGTGTTAGGTCAAAATGAACCTTTCCATATTCGAAATGAGACAACGGGTAACGCTATCAATAACACGAGAAATCTATTAACACACTCTCAGTATAATTCTGGTCTATATACTTATTTTATGGACAACAGCGAAGGTGGGCAAATGCATCTAAAACCGTTAGAACAACTAACAGCAGAAGCAGACGGCCAACGTTTTTCTATGAAGCCATCAACAGGTGCTTTTGATAGTGATGCTGCTTTCAAGATTTTCTCTATGCAGAAGATGAGCAGCAACTCAAATCATGTAAAAACACAAAACCAGGTTGGTACAAAATCTAAAGAAGGTAAAAACTGGCATACTCACGATTATATACCGCCGCCATCACAAGGTCAAAAAATTCGTGAAATGGAAACTCCTGGTAGAACAACGACTCAATTCCAGACGCAAAAACCAGCAACTACCAATTATAATAGAACATGGAATGCTAACCTAGGTGATGATCCGGCCGGACAAGGTTCAGATCTTGAAACAAAAGCTGCTGCAAGAAGAATGAAAGATATAGTACAACAAGGTTTGGTTCGTGTTAACGTTCCAATTGGTGGTGGATTGACTACCACAGTTGGCAAAGGTATAAATTTAGATATAGGAACAGAATCAGGATTGAGCAAACCAACTTCGTCTAAAGATGCAGGTCGTGCATTGATTACAGCATCAACTGATTACATTCATATGGGTGATAATGGGTTGACAGGATGGACTGCAATCGATTCTTCAACAGGTGGAAGACAAAGTTAAGGAGATTATAATGAGTAACAGATTATCAGAAAAATTAGCAAACCCAACATTTGATAATGATGAAGACTACGGAAAGAGCAAATATTCTTTTTGGGAAGGTGAAGTTCGTAATATTGAAGACAATGGATCTGGCAAGGTTCAGGTTCGTATATATGGCGAGGAAGATGATTTGCAGAGCATCCCTGACACACAACTAAGATATGCAGAAGTTGCGTACCCCGTAACAACAGGTCAAGTTCCTGGTTCAAGCACTATTCATGGTTTGAGAGTAGGTTCTAGAGTAATGGGTATATTTGCTGGTGGCAATCGACAAACACCTATAGTTACACTCGTATTAAGCAAACCTAACAAGCAAAAGGAAAATACATAATGAGCGTACCACAATATCCAAGTGATTATCCAGAAGCAAATAAGTTACCGTCAACGCAGACTAGCAAAGCGCAGAGCGATTTTGGTTCTTTAGGTGCATTACCAACTGGCGCTGTCAAAAAAGATGGCGGAATCAAAGAAATATTCTTCGATCATATCGGACATAAAGAAGCAGCAGAAACAAAAGCACGCAACAAGCCTTTGAAGAAAGGCGATGCAAAGACATTGGGATCAAAGGAGTTTGACAAGGCAACTGATGCTGTTAAAGCAATCAAAAACTTTGATCCTAAAAATACATCAGGTGCTATTCCTTTCGGGTTGAATCTTGTCAATCAGATAAAAAATAACAGCGGCCCAGGTAAAATGTTGACTGATATTGTAGGATCCCAGTTGGGTGGTATGATGGGGCAGTTCACTTCTCTTTTACAGAGTGGGGTACTAGATGAAGCAATGCAACTTGCATCTAAAATTCAAGAAGGAATTGATCTCAAAGAACAATTAGAGCAAAAAGAAAGAGAAGTTGTTTGACAGGCCAAAAAAGGAATTGTATAGAGAGCGTTAATAGTAGGATAAAGACTGCGTTACAAACTAGGGTAGCAAAAATGAAAGAAGATAAAGCAAGGTAAAAGAAAATACAAAAAAATAAAAAAA